AGTCGTGCCCGAACTCCAACATCAAACCCGCTCGCAGCCAACCGCGCTACCTCGGGAAAATACTTCGCAGTGTCTTCATCCGGCAGATACCCCAGCACCTGATCGTTGTATCGCACGGAGATCGCATGCCCACTATTGGAATACGGATTATCCGGCTCCAACACTAGTGTTGCATCGAAATATCGGGCACCCTCGGCATCAGCTCGCACCTGCCTGATAACCGTATTAACTTCCGCCGCATGGTACCGCATCCCCACCACATTTTGGCCACACCAGGTTTCCGCCGGCTTCGCATCATAGATACCAACCATGGCTCCATTCCCTTTTCTTCATCTTATGTAAACCGCAGTTAAGATTTATCTTATGATTCATCTAGGTGCTTGTATGCAGTTTTGATGGAATGACGTTTGCAATACCCTCTTTCGGGTTTATCAGGCATCCATAAGGAATCTCGCATATGTGCCTGACCGGTACATTTCCTGCCACGCCTCAACCATAAAAACCGTCACCCCCAGCTCATGAGCGACCCCGCTTAACGACGGATGGACACGCTCTGCCGCCGCATACTCCTCAATCGTGATTAACCGCCTTGCCGCCCACCGATTAGCTGCCAGTTCCTGCTTCGCCCGCCACCACCCCACAGCAGCCGAATCATGCCCCAGCGCCGCATGCCCCACCTCATGCGCCAATGTGCACAAATGCGCCACCGGGTGCAGTCCCCGCCGAATACTGATTGCGCGCCGGGGTGTATTCCAGAGCCCCTTCTTGCCACCGACGTGCGTGCACAGGGTAACCCCCAGAGATATCGCTAAATCTTCAAGGTTGTCAATCGTTAACATTTCATTCTCCTAGAGATATGAAAAAATTAAGGATAATCATAAGGAGAATGAAACAAAAATATCAAATTAGCTTACGGCCCATCATGGTAGCCATCATCACCCGGCATCGGCTCATCCGGCGAATCATCCGCCGCCGCCATCTCTTCATATTGCCAACCATCATCAGGAGACGGGGTGACTTCTGGTTTCGTTTTACAGCGCTTTCGTTCAACAAGCTCATCAAGTGGAACTGTGAATTCGTCAGTTTTTGCGCCCAAGCGCATTCGATTGAGCGCCTCGTCTGCTAGCCACTCTTCGGGCGCAAGTTTTAGTGCTGCCCTTATATCCGGGATAGTTCGCCACACGGGGTCGATAACTTCAAATTCGATCAGGGTTTCCAGAGGGTGGTGTCCGTATGCTGCGCCGATTTTGATTAAGTTTTCGATACTCATTCTCCCCGTAGCTATTTGGTGCTGCAATGTTCGTTTGGGGATGCCTGTGCGTTGCGCGATTTCAGGGGCTGTATCAGTGGTGATATTTGTCAGCCATTTTTCGAGATTCATACGGCGATTGTAACTGAATTGCTATTTGCGCGCAAGGTTTGCGCGAGTATTTACCATTGGAAACTTAATTTTTCAGTGCAGCTATTGCGTCAACGGCGCAAGGTGTGTAATAATGGCGCCATGAGCGCAAACTTTGCACCAATTCGAATAAAGGCCTCGGTTTTAGACCAGGCCAGAAAATTGCATGGCCTTACATCCGATGAACAGTTAGGTGCTGAACTCGGATTGTCCGGCACAACCGTGCGCAATCTGCGACATGGACGAACGAGCCCGACCTTGGCCACGGTACTGAAAATTAGTCGCCTAGCAGGTGTCCCAATCGAAGGTTTGATCGTCGAGCGAGTAGACGAATCTGCGGCTTAGTCGCGCTGGGGTCGTCGTAAAGCAAGGAAGAAAAGGGAAAACCAATGAAGAATTTGGATGTTGTGGTTCGTGTGAAGCGCGAGCCGATGTTGGTCGAGCTACGGCCGGTAGCGGAAGCCCTCACAACGCTGATTGATGAGGGTCTGGTTGATGTTTTGATCGTAGGCGGCGGTACAGGGGACACCAGGGTTCCTCACGTGTCGGAGTTCATGCTGCTGGGGTTGTGCACTGCAGATAGCGCCCAGCCCGAGGTCGTGCACGGGAACGTCACGGTGTTGCAGCATGCGCTGCGGCAGGAGGTAGAGTCCCGTGCCTAGCCGGAAGATTGATGACCTCCAGGTGACGATCACTAGCGCCGGGGTGGAGTTGGCCCAGGACGGGGTTGGCGTCATACAGGTTGATGCGGATTCGATTATGCGACTCATCGACGCTTTGCAGGACGCCTGGTACCGGCATGCTGGGGTGCCGCCGATGACGGACCGGTTCTGCAATATCGGCGATGGTTTGTATGCAACCCGAGACGGCGGGACGGTTCGCTTCTACGACGAAGGCGATTTCCTTTTCCGGGTTCAGCGGTTCCAGTTCCCAGCGATGATGAGCTTGTTCGCCCCGGAAGATCCGAGTGCTGCCCAGGAGGTGGCTGTTGATGATTGATCCCGATAAAGGCCTGTTTACAACCACGCTGCCGGATGGCGGTTTGCACGTTGACCTGAATAAGGACGGTGCAGATCTCCAAGACAAATCTGGAGGGCAAGTACACGTCGGATTTGAGGACTACCAGTGGCTATGCGCACTGCTTAAGTATTCCTACAAGGAGAGTGGCCGTAAGGGCTGGGCAGACCCGGCCTTCTAACAACTACCTGACCTGTGGCCCCTTCCTCGCCTGGGGAAGGGCTGGGAATGGGCCACATACTACCTGCATATACACGAAGAAAAGGAATTTTAGTAATGATCTCGTTTATCGGAATGCTGGCCGCGATGGTGTCCATGGCGTTAGCCATGTGTTCCCTGGCGTTAGCTGTTGTCGTCTATCGGCGCACTTGGGGGAGTGCCGCCAGTCGCCAAGAACGTCAAGAAACGGCGCAGCCGGCACCTGCTGCTGGTGTGCCGGCCACTGTTGTTGCTGCCGGAGGTGGCGTAGATGGTGCGACTGGGGGGCTGCTCATCACCCCATGTTGGTTTAGACGCCTTGTGGCTCCTCTTGATGTTTGGTCTACTCGCCTGGTGGCGTCTTGTCTGCGCGCTGTGGGGGAGCGGCTGTTATCAAGCCGGGTGCCTGTTGGTTGTTGGCCCCGCGCAAGGTGGTGTCGGGGTTCGCTGCTCGTGATGCGTCGATTGGTGCGGCTGTGGCCACTGGTTGCCGCTTGGGCGGGTCGGTGTTTGGTGACTTGCCGGGTGGTAGGGAGAGGGCCGCCTGCTCATGACGTGCGCCTCTTGTCGCTGATAATGGCGGCAATAACCCCCTATAAACCAGAAAACCGGGGGCTAGCACAAATTACCCAAACTAGCCCCCGTCGTAAAGCCTTTGAAAGGAAAGGCACATGAATCATATCACTACCCCTCAGTTGCCGCAATGGTTGACCACCGCCCAAGCCGCCAGTCTATCGGGCTTTTCTCAATGGCAGATCAGGAAATTCTGCCGCCAGGGTGTGCTGCGCGCTACCCAGCCGTCGATGGCCACCACTGTGGGACGCAACGCCCCCTACCGGATCGCTCTAGCCGACTTGACGGCATTCATGGATGCCCATCCGGTGGCCGGCCAGGAAGGACGCCGCCATGCCGGATTCTACCGCTGACCTACCATCTCGCCTTGCAGACAGCTTGACTGCTACCACGGTGTGGCAGCAGGAGCTGATCGCTAAGCTGCTTGAGCGGGGGAATGCCGAAGCAGAAAGCGGCCTCGACGTCGCATTGATTATCCATGATTTACACGCCCAGGTTGAGGCACTGACGGCGGCGAAAGTAGTCGCCGAGCAGCGTGCTGCCGATTTGCATGCGGCGCTGCATGATGCTTGCGATCAACGCGACGCCTACAAAGCCGCCCAGGAATCCAGGGAATGCTGCCAGGATCCGTGGTTGGTGACCGTGCCGGTTACAGAGCCGGCAACCGGCAGGAGCGGTGCTGACACGGGCGCCTCCTCTGGCGCCGACTGTGTTGACACCGATACCGATGCCGAGCCGGATTCGGAGATGCAGCCGGCACCGGAATTGCCCACAGAGCTTGTGGACAGTATCCGGCAGGCAGCGGCCGCGGCGCTGACCGCGATAGACCAATGCCGGGAAGCCTTCGAAAACGGCGACGACGGCAAAGCTTTCAAATGCATGAAACACGCGGCCGCGCACATGCGCAGGGTCATTGACGGGCTAAAAACTGTTAACAGCATTGTGACCGGCGGTGAAGAGTGATGCCTGCGACCGTTACCCTTGCGGGGCCAGTAGCCCGCCGAGTGTATGCAGGACGTTTGGTGTCTGTCTGCTTTGATGCGGGCAACCCTGCTGCTATCGCCCTGGGCGACCTAGCTGCCTGCGTGCCAGGGTTCGGAGTGCTGCCCGAAATGCGCCTATATGGGCTGCCAGTGATACATCGCTGCACGTTTGTGCCCATCACTACCGCATGGGAGTGGGTGGGCATGTACAAGCGCCACCGGCAGGAAACACCACGGCAGGAGCTAACCCGGATCCTCCAGTGGGCAGAGCAGCAGGAGGCACCAGCATGAGCCGCGCATGGTGCCGCTGGTGCGGCGCAGAAATCCGCTGGGCAAAAACCACCAACGACAAAAACATCCCACTTGACCCCTGCCCGACCCTAGACGGTCGCTGGCGCATCAGTCTTGGCCGCGCCCACTACGTGTACGGCGTCGCCAGGGAACGCGCCCAGATCATGGGAGAAAGACTGTACGTGGCGCACATGGAAACCTGCACACGCAAAACCCACCAACCCAACCTAAGAAGGAGTGCCTGATGAACACCACTGACATTCGGCGAACGTCACTTGCCGCGTCCGACGACACGATCGGTGCCCTACACATCCGCGAAACGTGGGCGATCGTTGACTGGCCCCACGATCCCATCACCGGGGAACACGAACCCTATGCGGTCGTCTACTCAGTTGACGGCTGGCGGGTCACCGAGGCGCCCATCCCCGCCGCCGCATACAGCATCGCCCACGCCGCGCCGGGGCAAGTACTCGCTGCCGCCTACGGCGTTTTGGAAGACAACCCCCATCTTATTGATACCCTCCGCGCTCTCCAGGAGTCCTAAAATGCTGACCTACCTCGAAGAAGATGCCGTACTCATCTGCCGGTGCCTGCCGAAAGACGTAGCACGGCCAGACGACGAAGAATTTCCTCTATTCCTTATCTATGCGGTGCTTATGCGGGCTAAGGGTACTGCTGCCACGCTATCAGACGTTCATGATGCCTGGGCTGCTTGGCGGGTTGATAGTGCGCCCTTGCACAAGAGCTTGGTGCCGTTCGATGCGTTGGACGCCGCCACTCAGGCGCTGGACCAGCCGTACCTGGATGCTATCCATGCCGCCGCCAGGATCCGGGAGGCCGAGACTCGTGCCTGACTATTCCCAGCTGCCGGTCAAGTCAAAAGCGGTCTTGTTCACCCGGGAGCTGCATAACGCGATTCGCGCTGTGATTAAAGTGGCCAGTCGGAAGTTTGAGGACTTCGACGTCGTCAAACTGGTGTTCCGGGGTGAGCGGCTGCTTGTGTGCGCAGCTAACCCGCGGCATATGATTCAGGCAGTGGTGCCCACTTATTTCGCTATCGTTGCTGCCGAACATGCCGAGGTGGAGATCACGGCTGCATCAGCCAGACTGCTGCTGAAGCTTAAACCGGATTTCAAGAAAGCCCCCGAGGCACAGTGTGCGCTTTTCGTCTCAGAGAATGAGCTCACCCTCCAGGATTTGTCTGGCACGTGTGGCGACCTTACCGACGTCACCGCGGCGCGGCTGGCCCCAACACTGCCCACCGACGTTGTTGCTGTCATGGACCAGGTGCGTGATGAAGCCAGACAAGGTGTTGACGCCGACTCGCCAGTGGTTCTTACCGCCGCCCAGATGGACGCCATCAGCGCCGCTATCCAGTATGCCGGGGTGCCGTTCTGCGCACCCATTGGCCTGCCCCCAGGTGACTACTTAGCGCGCTGCTACGTGCTGTTGGGCGGCATGGTGGAATCCTATTCCACGGTAACGGACATCCGCAGGCCCCATGCCGCCGACGGCGGCCCGGCGCGGGATGCTGACGGGTTCGAGTACGTGGCCACGTTGCCGGTGGCGCCGCGGCAGATCACTGCCCGGCCGAACCTTAGCGGTGGGGCGGTCTAGCTAATGATTCTCGGTATCTGCCAGCAGCCCCGGCACCAGGCAACAACGACGCAGCCCAGCCTGTGGGACCCTACGTTCCCCGGGGAACCGGTCAAAAACGCACTGGCCAGGCAGCAACAGGCTAGGTTATTGTGTGCCACTTGCCCGCTGCTGGCTGCGTGTGAGCGCATGCTCTCCGACACGGAGCGCCGCGGCGTCCTCGTGGGCGGGGTGGTTGCTGGCAGGTACTCGGACATTCCGCAGCAGCACGGTAAGGAAGGGGACTTGTATCAGGAGCGGTGCCGTGCGTGTGGGAAGCAAATGCTGCCGCAGGCGGAACCGCCGATCCAGGCCAGGGGTCGCCGCAGTAAAAAATATCCGCTCCGGCACGTGGGGGAGGGGCTGTGTGACAAGTGCTATCCCGTGTGCTCCAGGTGGGCGCATGCTCGGGGTGGGGTGGCATGACGAACCGCATTTTTATTTACATTGTGCACGTTTATTTGTTAGAGAGGGGAGAGGCGTATGTGGTTTAGGGGAGGTGACACGCTCACCACTCATCCGCTGATGATTCGGCTGCTTGAGGTGTGTGACGGGGATCACCTACTGAAGAACGAGGCAAAGGGTGTTCTTGTCGATCTGGTAAGCATCTCGGCGGCTCATGCTACCGATTACCTGGTGGGGTATGGTGCCGTGGCGCAAGTGGCACCGGGGCGGGAAAAGATTGTTATTGAGAACCTTTGTGCCGCGGGCCTGCTTTTCCGGGAAGAAGGTCCCGAGGGGCGGCCAATGCTGCGCATCGTCGACGACCCCACGCTTTTCCATATCCGGTTGAAAGAAGAGATGGAACTTGACCGGCGGCGGGCGAAAGACAAACGAAACCCTGAATTGCTCATCGCTGTTCGTGTCAGAGACGGCGATCAATGCCGCTGGTGCGGGAAAACCGTGGACTGGCGGGACCGTCGCTCCGCCAGGAGCGCCACCTATGACTCCCTCAACGGGCATAAGGGATCTACCCCTGAGACCCTTGTCGTCGCCTGCCACGCATGCAACAGCAAGCGTGGTGCTGGAGAAGTTCTAGAGCTTCGGGACCCACCAACACCAGAAGAGGTGTACTACACCGCAACCACTATCGAATTCATCAACAATAACCAGTATGCGCAAGATAGCGGCATCCATGTGGTCTCGCGGAAGGAACGCCAAGCCCAGCGTGCCACTCAGGAAACCCGTACCCCGGTGCGCCAGGCGTCCGTTAAACACGAGAGCAGGGAGTCTCAGGCTACCAGCGCCCCGGCACCAACCACACCGCCGCTAGCAGACGTTGTTGATGGGTTCAGTGACCCCCTCGACGATGCCCCAGACTGGGTGCGTGAAGGGCACATAGAAACGCCCCCTACCGACATAGCGGACTCATCGCCTGCGCAGGCGGAAGTGGCGCCGCCCCAGCGGGCACAAGAGTCTACGCAGCGCCTAGAAGAAGAAACAGCGGCCATGAGCTGTCCAGACGTCGCGCCGGGTAGCATGCAGGATGGGCCGCCAACAACTACACAACAAACCATAGGTGCGGTGACCAGCCTTGGCCATGGGCGCCGTCGGGGCCGCCGCCGTAACCGCCACCGCCGCGGAGGCCGGCAGCGGGAATAACTACGGGCATTCCCGAACTTGCACCCCTCTAGCCGCTACAGGCTTGCCGTAGCGGCGATTAGCCATGCCTGAAAGCACTTGCCCCTGAGTTGCCCGCTACTGCGCTAAAATCCGCAGTGAACAGCGAAAACGGGACCTTAGGCGCCATCACGTGCGCATGGTTGCGCCTAATGTCATAGCGTCCGTCGCTTGCCCTCTTCGCGCTCACCAGCCCCGCTGATTCACTATTGTCCTCCCCAGACGGCGCCTGGGGAGTTTTTCTTTGTCTATGTTCATAACGATTTGTGCATATCTAGATCGGATCTAGATCAGGCCTAGGACGGTGGGGTGTCGTTTCTGGTTTCGTCGGGTCGGGGCGGGTCGGGGAGGCCGTCGTTAGGCGGCAGCCCAGGTAAGATGCTTCTTTAAGAGAGAAGGGAAACCTAGGTGGATGACTATCTGTTACATGAGTTAGGGAAAGCTCTTTACGCACTGGAGACTGAGGGGGGAGCGCTGGCTGATCTCCTTACCTTCCGCAGGTGTAGTGGTGGTGATACTCCGGTCGGCCGGTCGGTTTGTTCGTCGAGGCCGCCGGTAAATTTGTCCATGTTGGATTTGAAGATGCGTACGGAAAATCTCCTGGCGTTTTGGGCGGGGCAGATCGCTGTGGCATCCGGCGTCGGCGTTCCTCAGGAACACAGTGTCCCTGTGTTGGCTGGGTGGTTGCAGCGGTACCTGTGGGCGTTTGATGGCGCACCGTGGGGCGTCATGGCGGCCGAGGAGATCGTGGCGCAGTCGCGCCTGGTGTCTGAGGTAGTGACCGACTCTGGCGCTGATGAGTGTGAGGAGACGCCGCCGGAGTGGGCGTCGTGCCGTGTAGTCGCTTCGTGGTTGACCCGTCGCGGGTATCGGGTGAGCCATATGCGGGTGTGGCGGTGGGCGCAGGCTGGGCTGGTGCAGACGGTGCCGGGTGAGGATGGGCTGCTGGTGTGTTACGCCGATGCCGAGCGCGCCTGTATCGACGCCACACCCGGCGCTGGTGTTGCAGTGTTACACCCCATGGTGTAAGCTAACGCTCGTAACCCCTGGGCCCGAGGCTTAAGGGGTTTCGTTGTATCCGCAGCAGTTCCCCACTATGTGGGGATGTCCCGTTTTGGTATTGGGGCCGGGGTTTGGCTTTCCGCGACCTGTCGGGGGCTTCTTTTCCTTTTTCTTCACTACCCGACACCAGGCCCATTGCTGCGGATACGACACCCATATACTTAAACCCCTCCGAGGATTAGGGGAGGTGATGGCCATGGCGCGCGCAGGAAGCATCTGCTGCGAACCCGGGTGTCCGAAACCCGCTGTTTACCGGGGTCGGTGCCGCAGCCACGCCCAAGAGTATGAGCGGCACCAGCGCGCTACCGTGGCCACCAAACGCGACGAGCCCAGCAGCCGGGAGGCTCGGCGCCGGGCTGTTGCCGCCTGGCGCGCCGCCCATGGTGATGTGTGCCCCGGCTATCGCCGCCCGCCGCACCCGGCGCGGGACCTCACCGCCCAGCACGCGCATGCCCTCGCTGACGGCGGCGACCCCGGCCAGCCCCTGGTGGTGCTGTGCCGCAGCTGCAACAGCCGGCACGGCGCTGACCGTCTTGCCGCCCGCCGCGGCTGCCGCTGACCCCAGGGGGATACCCCCTGTAGCAGGCCTGCTATCTGTCACGGCCAATAGCAGGCCTGCTACAGGGGGTATCCCCTGCCCCTTATACACATCTGACGCTGCCGACGACCCCTTACGTGTATATCTCGGTGGTAGCAGC